GCGTTGAACGCCGTGCGCAGGTATTCCTGAGTGGTCGAGCCGGGATCAAAATTCAGGACGATCGTTCCGGCGGATGCAGACTTGAGCCCCGCAATGGTTTCGGTGTAGCCCGCCGGGCTGTCGAAGTCCGTGACGTCCAGTTCCGGGGCTGTGATGGCGCCGGGGTTGAAGGATTTAACCCCTGCAATTTTTGTGTATGTCAGCGGCGAGCCGGACCCGTAGTAAAGCCCCGCGTTGCCGTTCTTGGCGACAAATTCCGCCATGGTTCAGGTCTCCTTGATGAGCAGAGAAAGTTGAACGATCCGCCCATCAAGCGATGGGTCGTCAGTTGGTGCGGGGATAGGCCCCGCCACCTCGGTTTGAATGACCGTCCCGCCTGTGATGGCGACGGCCCCCCAATTCTTGAACAGCGCGCGCACCCGCTCGGCGGCGGCCACGATCGGCAGGCTTGCCCCCGCGGGCTGGTGATAAAGCCGCAAGCCAATCTGTTCGGCTCGCATTGCCTCGCTTAGCGTGTCGGCATCGCCCGCATGCGTGGGCGCGCCGACAACGATAATCGGCAGCGTGCCGTGAACGTATTCGGGCGGCACCGCGCCATCCTCGAACACAGCCGGCGCGCTGGCGTGCGTTGCAATCAAGGTGGCAAGCGTCGCATCGCCCGTCAGGCGGCTGAAGACTGCGGCCTGATGATCAAGCATATCAGGCGAAGACCCAGCCCAGAATGATGGCCACGGCGACGCCGCCAGCAACGATCAGGCACAGTGCCGCGCTTATCTGCCAATTGCTCATGTCATCCGCCTGCGAATTTGTTGAAGGCCTGAACAAGCCGCGCGCTGTAGTCCCGCGCGAGGCGCGAAAGAAATGGGCGCGGCCTTACCCGCTCGGTTCCAAGTTCCAGCGCTGCCGCATATTCAACGTTGGCCGTAATGACGCCGCGCACCTCGGTCGGTCCGCGCAGCACATCGACTTCGATCCGGCGCCGCAGCTCGCCCGTGTCAGGCGCGGGCGGCTCGCCCGGCGCGGATGCCCGATGCTCCACAGTCTTGCCGCGCTGGTAAAGCCTGCCAGTACCAGGCCGGCTCAACAGGTCGGCCTTCAGAATGCTCTGCCCCTCGATCGTCGCCGCCCTGATCCCGCGCTCGGCGGCGTCCAGCGCCACGCGGTTGGCCAGCGGGATGTCGAACTCAACGCGAACTGTAGTCATCGGCTGCGGCATTCATAGGTTGCGTTGGCCGGATCGCTGGACACTTCCACGATGGCCCAGGTGCGGCCCTGAATGGTGAGCGCGTCGCCGGTCTTCGGGGCCATGCCGCTTTCGAGCGTCGACGCTAAAACGAGGATCTTGCGTTCGTTCGCCGGGATGCCCGCCGCCTGCCGCTGCCAGGCGGTGTATTCAGTCACCAGTGCCTTGCATGCGTCGCTGGTGGTGGTCTCGGTCCATCCGCCGCGGCCGTCGCTGACGCGCGCCGAGACGCGAGACAGGGTGGCGTCGCGGAAGATATCCGAGAAGGCCGCGCCGATGATCGAGGGCAGGCTGTCGAGGATGGTCATTGTGCGGCCCCTAGGGGCCGATTGCGCTCGTCAGCCATACCCAAGTCCTGCTCTGCCAAATTCCAGCAACTGTACTTTTTGCGACGCCGAACCGTTCACCAACTACCCGACTTGGCATTGTGCCCTTAAGGCGCCAAATCTGCGCCGCTTCTTCTTTCGTCAGCTTCTTCGGGGCGTTCCCGTGCGCCACCCTATCTTCGCCGTTTTGCTTTGGCGTTGCCCACCGAAGGTGTCGCGGGTTCACGCAAGCTAGGTGGCCGTTGGCGCACGAGTGCGCGACCCAGATCTTTCCCTCTGGCGCTGGCCCGTGGACATGCTCGCACATCCATCTGTGCGCCATCATCTGCTTTTCGCCCTTCGGATAGACGACGCCGTAACCCATTCCTGTTTTTCCGAATGGGTAGGTCAGACAGTCGTCCGTCTGGGCGTTCGCGTTGGCAATGAGCCACTTGAGCGGCAGGTTCTTGTTCTCGCTCTCGGCAAGTGGTGATCCGTACTTGCGCCATTTCAGGTAGTGAGCGGTGCACCATCCTCTTGCCAAGAATGGATTGCCGCAGCCATCGATTGAGCATAAACGCCCGTCAGCCATTTTCGACCTCCTAGTCGATTTTGGTCAGAGCGGGTTCGGCGGTGCAAACGCCCACCCGCTCGCTTTCATTCTAGCGCCAATGTTCGCGTATCCAAGGCACGCGCGAGTATTCTTCGTGTGGTTTCGAGAGGCCGTGAAAATAAGTTATTTTGGTATCCCGCAGCCCGTGCGGGGCGACGTGAACCTTGTAGCTGGCGACCTGCGCCGGGAATAATTCGTCGATCACGGCAGGGTTGAACCGCCGCACCCATTCCATGTCGTTGACATGGCCATCGTGCTCGTATGCGATCCGCTCATGCCCGCGCGGGACCAGCGCCACGCCGTTGCACACCTGATGCGGCGCGTAGGGGTCCAGCGGGACCGCGAAGCGATCCGCCGTCATGCAGTAGTCAGCCAACGCGTCGCAGTTGCCCGTGACGACCGTATCCAGCCCGACAAGGATCATGGGCTCGCCGAGGCGATAGGGCTCGATGCAGGCCGAATAGTCGAGGCGGCCCCGGATGGGCTCCTGATCGATCGGCTCGCAGAAGTCGCGCGGCCTGTCGGTGAAGCACACGAACTTGAAGGGCCGCGTCAGGTTACGGGCAAAGCCCCGATAAAGCTTCTCGACCCAAACCTCGTCATAAGCCCGGCTGAAGTCGTAGCTGTGATCATTGGCCTGCCAAAATAATGTGGCGATAGTGATCACTGAAAACTGTCCACGTCCGCATTGGCGAACCGCATACGCGGGCGCTCGCGAATGTTCGTTTCGATCACCGCGCGGTCCTTCCAGAGCGCGCGCGCCGGAACGTCCTTCGTGACCACGGACCCCGCCGCGATCATGGCGCCGAAGCCGATGCGCACGCCGGGCAGGATCACGCTGTTTGCGCCGATGCTGGCCCGGCTCTCGACGATGATCGCGAACGTTACCGGGCTGAACCGGGAGGCGTCGAAGTCGCCCTTGATCGCGCGCGGCCAGGCGTCGTTGCAGAACGTCACCTGCGGGCCGATGAACACATCATCGAACACCCGGAAGCCCGGCCCCATCGCGACGTTGTGACCGATGATGACCCGGTCGCCGATCTGGCTCCCGTCGAGGCAGGCCCCGGTCGCAAGGTTGCAGTCTTCCCCGATCACCGCGCCACGGATCACGCTGGCGAATTGCCAGACCTTCGACCGCGCGCCGACGGTGGCGCCTTCGACATGCGCCTTCGGGTGGATGAACGCTTCAGGGTGGATCACAGCGCGGCCCTGCGTGCCTTGCGCCGGCGCTTCCAGCCGCTCCACCAGATTTTCATTATGCAGCCCCCAGGAACACAGCAGCCGACAGCCAGGCGACGGCCATGCCAAGGCAGGCCGAACCCGCCAACGTGGCCCAGAAGCTGCGGGCGGTCATCGTGAGCGCACCGGCAGCACGATGGTTTCGTCATAGGTGCGCCCGCCGGTCGTCACGACACGGCAGCCAACGTTGTAGCTCTGGCCCTCCGTGCCGCCTGAAATCCACACCACGGCTACCTTGCCCGAGACTGTCTGATCGTCCTTCGTGATGCCGGCCGGCAGGGTCCACGTTACCGTGTCGATTGCGTCAGACGCCCCGATACGCGCGGTCCAGTCCACCTCGAAGTCGAGAACTTCGTTCGGATCCTTGAATGGCCAGCGTTTCGCCACGGGTTCACCTATGCTGCGATGCGACGCGATTGAGCCTCAAGCGTCACCCGTCGAGAGACGCCGGCGAGGGCGACAGAGCGAGAGACAGCCGCAGGCGCCACCGCGCGCGGGATGACTGACAAGACGACTTCGCGGTCGCTCGCCGGGATGCTGACAGAGCGATCGATCGCCGACAGAGAAACCGACCGCACGATGGCGGCGAGAGACACCCGGCGCAGCCCGCTAGCGGCAAAGTCTAGCCGTGGGCTGCCAAGTGTCGGCGCGCCCGTCGAAAGATCGCTAGCCGTAAGCGCGTGGCCCTGCGTGATGGTCGGCGACCCGACGGTCGGCGCACCCGTTGCAATTCCGCCGATCGCAAGACTGTGAACCTGCGCAAGCGCGGGCGAGCCCACAGTCGGGGCGCCAGCGCTTAGGCCGACGGCGACCAAGCCGTGGCCCTGGCCGATCGTCGGGGTTCCGACCGTCGGCGCGCCTGCGCTTACACTTGCGGCGGCCAGGCTGTGCGCCTGGCTAAGCGTTGGCGATCCAACCGTCGGTGCGCCTGTCGCAATACCGACCGCGGTCAGGCTGTGCGATGACCCGCCAGAGGAAAGCGACGGAGTGTCGACCGTCGGCGCGCCCGTGGCGATCGAGGAGGCGGCCAGGCTGTGAACCTGGGCGATCGATGGCGACCCGACCGTGGGCGCGCCTGTGGCGATCGATGCCGCCGCAAGCGCATGAACCTGCGCAAGAGTAGGGGCGCCGACAGTGGGCGCGCCGGTTGATGCGCCGACAGCGGCCAGGGCGTGCGCCTGGGCGATTGCTGGCGTCCCGACAGTCGACGCACCAGCCGAAACGCCGGAAGCCGTCAGCGCATGCGCCTGGCTAATTGACGGCGTCCCGACCGTCGGCGCCGCCGTCGCGATGCCGTTAGCCGTTAGGTTGTGAACCAGAGACAGCGTCGGGGCGCCAACGGTAGGCGCTCCCGTTGATATCCCTGTCGCCGTCAGCGCGTGAACTTGCGCAAGCGACGGCGATCCGGTTGACGGCGCGCCCGTTGAGACGCCGGTCGCCGCGAGGGCGTGCGCTTGCGAAATCGCAGGCGATCCGACAGTCGGCGCAGCTGTGGCGATGCCGTTCGCCGTCAGATTGTGAACGATAGCGAGCGCTGGCGTTCCGACCGTGGGCGCTGCGGTCGAGACACCCGTCGCGGTCAGCGCGTGCGCTTGCGTAAGCGCCGGGCTTCCAACCGTTGGCGTAGTGGTGACGCCGTTCGCCGTCAGCGCGTGCAGCTGGGTCAGCGATGGCGTCCCGACCGTCGGCGCGCCGGTTGCGATGCCGACTGCGGTTAGTGAGTGCCCGCCGCCCGCAGGGTTTTCGAGCAGAAGTTGTGGGTAGTTCGGATCACCCGTCCCGCCCGGAACGCCAGCCTGATAGTTTAGCTGGGCCTTTGCCATCGGCCCGAAATGGCCGCTGGTGAAAAGCGCTATGCCGTGTCTAAGGTTGAACACAGCTAAAGCGCTCCCTCTGTCTTAAGGCGCTGCGGTCGTGATGTAAACCCGGCCCGAATAGTTGGTCGACGCTGTCGATGGCTTTGGCATTTCTGCGAAGGCAAGGCAGGCGCTATCAAAAATGCGCGGCGCCTGATCCCGGCTCGTCAGCCAGTCGAAGGGCGTCATCATCGGAGTGACCGGGAACGCCATGAAGCCGATCGGGTGCCCGATAACGAAGTTGATCGCGCCCGTGGCAATTGCTGCAGAGCATTGCATTTGCGCAAGGTCCATAATCCCGACGTCGCCGGATGCGAGCGGGCAGAACCAGTTATTGATCGGCATGTCAAAGCGGTCGATGATCCCGCCGCTTAGACCCGTGACACTCGGCAACGTCTGGTTGTCGTTACCCGCCGCGTCCCGGTAAAGGCACGTCGTCCAGTTGTGCGCCGTGGCCGCCAGCGCCGTGAAGATTTCGATGAACAGGAAATTCCCGCCTGCATAATCTTCGTTAGATTCCGTCGACGACTGATATCGGGTCGGAACTCCGGTGACAGCCTCGGTCGCCGTCGAGTTCATCGTTTTGGCGACGTCGAAGATGCGATCATACAGCAGAAGTGAGTTAAGCGCCGCGCTGGCGTAGAAGTCCGCGCCCGTTAGGTGCATCGTTCCCGACGCTGGGTTAACTAGGCCCAGCGCGCCCGTTGTAGCGTTAGAGCATGCGCGACCGCCAGGCGCGGCGGACCCGGCGCCACCCGCCGTCGGCGTGCCCGCCGAGCGCCAGAGCGTGTTGCACGCGCCGACAACGCCGGTTGACCCGCTCTTATAGATCGTGCCGTTGGGCTTCTGCTTGTTGCCCTGCGAGGCGCGCGACAGGGCGTCGGAAATCGATGCGAACCCAGCGCCCGCATAAAGGCGCAAGCCGTCCGCGCCTAGCAGGTGTTCCGCAATCTGCCGCGCGCGCTTCGATTTGCGAATGAAGACCTCATAGGCGTCGTCCGCGGAAAAATACTGCCCGCGCTCGAAATCGCCGACGAACTCGCCATGCTTGTCGAGCCAGACCGACCCCGGCAGGTCGCGCACATTGATCGGCGGGCCATACCAGCCATTCATATACGACGAAAGCTGGTTGGCGCGATCGACGCCTAACCATCTTTCAATGCGCCCACGCGGGATGCTCTTGCGGCGCTGCGTTGGGTTCCATTGCTGCGCGTTCGTCATGGGCAGGGGTCCAACCAGTCGAGAACATTGTCGGGCGGAGCCCACGAACCATTTCCGTCAGGCACGGGGTTCGGGTGGCCAAAATCCGGTTTCACGAAGCCGATCACACGGCTGCACGTTGAGCATATGAACTCCACGCGCTCCGCCGTTTCGTCGTTAACGCTCCATGCGCAAGCCGGCATCTGCCTAGCCTCCTGTCAGGGATCAGACCGCGTCAGGGATGCCGATATCGAAGGCGGGAAGCGAGAACGTGTTGCCGTTCGTCACGGCCTGGGACGCCGCCAGCGCGCCGGTCGCCATCAGCGTCGTTCCGCCTTTGCTGATGGCCCAATGCGTTGCCGTTCCCGTCGCCGAAACACTTCCGTCTGTGAAGCTTGCGACAGTGACTTTGCGACCGTTCGGCGTTCTGTCGGTGGGCGCGCCGATCGAAAGGCTGGTTTTGGTTCCCAGCTGAACCGCCGCAATGCCGGCGTAGTTTGCCGGTTCGGACGAGCAAATGTGGAGCGTCGACGTTGCCGTGTCCAGTTCGGCAAGCGCCAAGTCGAGGATGTAATCAGCTATGAGGGGCATCTGTTACGCCTTGCTAAAGTTGAAGTTGATCCCGCCAGCGCGGCCCGAATGCAGTCCAGTCAGCAAACGATCGACCCAGGCAAATCGTTCACCCTCGCTAACGCGATTGCCGCGCGCATAGGTGATGCTCACCGATCCGGCCTGCAGCGATTGTACTTCAGCCTCCGTTCGCGCCGCCACCAGGGCGCCGGACAGCTTCAGACGGGCAAGCTCGCAGCACGCATCCTTGATGCGCTGGGGAACGCCGGTGACTTCGCGCCCCTCGCGATCGGTGACGCCCGCGCGCGGCCAGGCAAGCGCCTGCGTCGTCCCAATGATCACACCCTTCCACGAATATGACGTGTCGAGATAGGTCGTCGCCTCGATCATGGCGGCGTCCTTCGCCTCATCGCTCGCCGCGGTCCAATCCGTCCAGCTGCGATCCTCGGCATAGACCTCGATATAGTCATTGCTGACGTAGCAGTTGGCGTCAGCCAGCCCCGTGCCGTCTTCCACCACCAGCGGCATCAGAGCGTCCCGTCGTCGTCTTCAAACTCGGTCGGGTCTCCCTGCGCCGCCGCAAGCTCGGCCTGCCTGGCCCGCACCGCCCGCTCGATGGTCGCCCGTTTCGCCTTGGGCGCCGGGGCGCGGTTGTCGTGCAACTGCTTGTAGAGCGCCACCAGGTCGGCATCCGACAGGGCCGACACGTAGTCTTCGCCCGGCGAAGGGTCGCTGACCTGCACCTCCGGGTTGAACCCGGTTTCCTCGGTATGCAGCAACGCCTGACGCGCCGCGCGGATCTCCGCGCGCTTATCGTCATGCACACGCCCCCGGCTGCGCCCGCCTTCGCGGCGCGCCTTCCATCCGGCGCGGGCATCTTCCTTGTTGCGGCTCATTTGGTCTCCGAAAGTTGAGCCGGGGGCTTTATGCCCCCGGCCTCACGCAATCACCAATCAGGCGATCTTGTGGATAAAGCGAACGATGCGGATCTGCTTGGTTTCCCAGACCTTGGTCCACTTGTTCGCCGTCTCAAGGTCCGAGTTGGCCGGGGTCGGCTTGGAAGCCGGCGTGCCCGTCCAGCGAATGCCGCGCGGGTGAAGCACGAATTTACGGCGGTTGACGAGAATGTCCGTACCGCCGCCGACAAGGGCTTCGCGCTGCGTTTCCACCGGCACTTTCGGCGAGCCTTCGGCGTAGCCGATGGCGCCCGGCCCGAAAATGTAGGTGGTGTAGTTGCCCGAGGAGACCGGCAGGCCGTCGTCGACGATCACGCGCTTGCCGAGATAGGTCGGGATGTTGTCCGACCCGTCCGAGGGCTTCACGAAGTCAATCAGGTCGTCCTTCAGCATCAGGTTGTAAGTCGCCGAATGAACGGCCACACCCGCCAGGCTGTCCTGCGCATCGCCAAGCTTCTGGCAGGCATCGAGGAAGGCTTCAGCGTCGAACACGCGGGCGGTCGAGGGCGACAACGCCGTGATGTTGTAAGTGTTCGTCGCCATGGTCGGCGAATTGGTCGAGGCCATCGCACCTTTCAGGGTGCTGATGAGCGTCGATTGCATCATGCGGGCCCAATAGCCCGCCACAAGATCGCCGATCGCCATCATCGGGTCAGAGCCTGCCAGCATGGCCGACAGGTCGGACGCGCCCCAGGCCTTGCCGCGGATCAGCACCGCCGCCTCGTCCTGGCTCGCCGTGATATTGTTGATCGTCAAGTCGCTGGTGTCGTCGATGACTTCATCGGCGCCAGACAGGTCGTTCCAGAAGGGCATGTCGACCTTCTTGCCGCCGCCCATCAGCGGGGCGACTTCGGGCAGCTCCCCGATGATGCCGGACGAAAAAAAGGCGCTCAGTTCCTTCGTGCGGTTGATCGTGTAGGGAATGAAGACTTCGGGGACGATAACGTTCGAAAGCAGCGTGGCTGCCATGGTGGTTTCTCCGTTGAGTGAAGGGCCTTACGCCCGGTCGTTGAGCCACTGAGGGTCAGGGAACCCCAGCAAATCCCGCGTCCATCCGCTCATTGAGCGGACGGTGTCGCGGATGACCGGGTGGGCGGCTTCGAACCCACGCCGGAAAACGTCTGCATCAGTCCACGGCGCCCCGTTGAAGAAATGCGCCGCCTCTGGTGTGAGGGGGCATCCGCAGAGCACCACGCCATCGGCCCCAAGCTCCTGCAGCGCGACTTGCGCGGCAAAGAGGCCCGAGGATCCCGACCAGCGTTCGCGCACCACTTCCGCATCAAGCCCCGAGAGGGGCGCGTGAATGATGGCGCGATAGTCCTGATTGCCCGCCCGCCTGCGCCGCCATTCGGCGAAGCGCTCATGATGGAGCGTCGCCCATGCGTCGAGATGGCCGGGATAGACCACGCCGGCATCGTTTGTGCCGACGATCAGGCCGGGGCGTCGCCCCAGCATGGCCTCAAGTTCTGACAGCTCGGCCCACACGCCACGCGCGCCGCCGAGAACCGCCGCAAGCACGCTAGCGGACCCCTGCTTCCGCCTTCATGCGCTTGGCCAGTTCAGGATTGGTCAGCACAAGCTGCCCCTGCTTGGTCAGGTTGAAGTGCTCGCCCTTCTTCCACGGGTTGGGCATGTCGCCTCCCCCGCCATTGCCGCCGCCACCGGCGCCGCCGCCCGATGAGCCGTTCGAAATGAATGCCTTGCCGGTGTCCGACTTGGCCCATCCGGCGATGAAGTCGGCCAAAGGCTTGCCCTCAATCGACGCCTTGCCATCCTCGGACAGTTCCACGCCGTGCTCGGCCTTGATCAGCGCCAGCGCGGCTTTCTTGAGGGCCGGGTTGACCTTCGCGGCGTCCAGCGCGTCATCAAGGCCACGGTCGATGATCAGGCTTTCATATTTGGCCTTGAACGTGAACGCCTCGGCCTCGGCCTTCTGCAGCTTGGTCTGGTAGCCCTTTTCGATGGTCTCGAAGTCCTTCGACTTGCGGGCCTTTTCTTCCTCGGCGTCGGCCAGCGCCTTTTCGCGGTCGGCCTTCTCCGCTTCGAACGCGCGCAGCTTTTCGGCCAGCGCCTTCTTTTCCTTCAGCAGCTCGGCATTCTTCGCAGCCATAGCTGCAACAGCCTTGTCCGCATCGCCCCCACCGGAGGCGTCGTCATTTTCGTCTGCCATGTCATTAGTTCCCTATCAGGCCCGCCACAGGCGGGCGCCCATGCGTCCGGCACAGCCGGGCCGCCTACGCGCGGGAGGCGCGAAGCTTTATTCTTGTTCGTCCTGCGCCTCATGACGCACGCGGCGCATCATTGCGATGCGCTCGACTTCCGAGAGGTTCCTGCCCAGCACACGCTGCTGATATTCAATCTCCGCCGCGCTATGCGACAGAAACTCATCAGACAGTCGCGCTCTGAAATCGGGGTCAAGGAACTTCCAGTCGCTATTCACGAAGCACCTCGACGATTATGCGCATGTCGATAATGCCACTTTTCGGGTGGGCGTCTTCCCGTCTTTCAAGAACACGAAGCTTTGTGCCACGCGGCAATAGCACTTCGCTTTCGCCGCCGAACTCGGAGAGAACGTCAAGGTTACGGCCAATCCCGACGCCCCGATATTCAATCGTGATCGTCTGCACGCCCGGCGAAAGAAACGCCATCTTCGTGTTAAAGGTTTCGGTCACCTTCTCGTTCAGCGACGTCGCCTGATAGCTGTCAAGCGTGATCGTCTGTCCCGGCCGCCACTTGTCGAAGGCATCAAGCCAGACCTTCTCGACGCCACGATAGGTGACCTGCGGGCCTTCGGCGGTCGCGTTCCACGCGGCCAGCGCATCATCCATTCGTTTGGACATGCGTTCGACGACAAGAGCTTTGCGACCGCTGCGCAACTCGCGCTGTAGCGGGCCGTTGCCGCCCTTGGTCCACATGTTCAGCGTAGCGGCCTGCTGATAGGTCAGGCTACCGTCCTTGATGCGGCCGAACTTTTCGGCGGAGCGTATCAGCACGTTTGAAACCGTCTTGTCGATCTCCAGCGCCGTCAGCGTTTCATTTGTTTCCCAGACAAAGCCGCGCATGTCGTCAGCCAGGGCCCTGATGGAAGCCGCGCTTTCACCGACACGCGTCGCCGTCTTGTCGATCGCGGCGGCAAGCGTCGGGCTAACCTTTGATGGCAGCTCTGGCGCTGCCCGCATGTTGTTCGGGATGCGAATGTTGAACTCGCGCCCAACGTCCACCCACGTTTCGCGATAAAAGGCGATGCTGTCTTTGGCGACAAAGCCGTTCTGCATCGCGCGGCCGGCGTAGTCCGCTGCGGTTTCGTATTCCTCGGCAGTGATGCCGCGACGCATTGCCGAAAGCGCGCGCTCAAATTCCGCCTTGCGCGCCGGAGCCTTGGCGGGAAGCTCGGCAGGCAGGCCGAACCTTGCGAAGTCGAAGGCTGGCGCAGAGCGCGACACGCCAAGCTCTGCGAGCGTCAGCGTCTTGCCCTTCATGTCCACAAACCGATCCACGGTCAGCTTGCCCGACCGGAACAGCTTGCCCCGTGCGGGGCCTAGAATGTCGTCCTGCGTCGGCGCGGGCTGGCGCTTCAGCCACTGCGCGTAAGTCTCGCGCGGCAAGGGTTCCATGCCCTTGAGTATCTTGCGGGTCGTCGAGCGGCACCCGATGTGCGCCGGCGGACGCGGCCCGCTGTCGATGGGGTACACCTGCCCGTCGCGCGATCGGCAAATGTCCGTGGTCCTGGCATCAAGCACCGCCACCCACTCGACACCCTCGATGATGTCGGCGTTGGCCTCCGTCACCGCCTGGTCAACCTGCGCCGCGATGTGCGCATTCGATGTACGGATCAGCGCTTCCAGCCCCCGGCCATTCTGCAAGCCCGCATCCCGCAGGCGCCGCGCGGCGGACGAGAGGCTTTCGCCCTCCGTGAACGATATCCGCAAAGCCCGCTCGATCCGGTCGCGATGGCGCGGCTCAAGATCGGCCAGCCAGTCCTTCAGCAGCGCGCCCTGCATCGGCTTTGATGCCGCAATCTCGAAAGCCGCGGTTCCCGTCAACGTCTGCGTGGTGGCGGTCAGCCCAACGCTCTCGGCGGCGGCGGACATGGCCGTCTGCGCCTTGTCGAACTCGCTCCCTGCGAGCTTCGTCATGCCCTTGCGCAAGCTGGTCTGCAGGCGCTCGTAAATCTCGGCGCTCACATCCTTGACGGACGCAAGCAGGTTCTGCTGCTGCCGGATCGTCAGCGTTGAGCGCCCCGCGGCCTGAAACTGCGCGATCTTCGCGAGCAGGTCGGCCTCAACCTCTTTCAAGAGCTTCAGCGCCTCGCGCGCCTGCGCGGTGGAGTAGCGCTCCAGCGCAATCCGGCGCCTCACCGCGTCATCGTAAAGCGTGAGGCTATCGGCGGGCATCAGGCCGCCTGCTGTTCATCGGCCTGCTGATCCGGGTTCTGCTCCGCCGGCGGCCCGCCCGGCGCACCTGGCGGCAATTCCAGCACGCGCTGGCCGTCTTCGTCGACCTCGTCCAGATGCTCATCAAAAGTCTTGTCCGGCCTGATCTCGCCGCGCTTCTGAAGCCATGCAAACAGGTCGCGGGACGACAGCGTGCCCGCCTGAACCGCCGCGATGCGCTCGGTCAGCTCGCCCGCCGTCACCCCTTGCGGGATAAAGTCGGTGTTGAGCGTCACGCCAATGTCGCCCGTCACCCGCGCCCACATGGCGAGATAGCCAAGGATGCGCTTCCAGCCCGCGGCCACGGTCGTCGCGATATTGGCCAGAACGGAATGCTCGCCGGCACGTTGAATGATCGCTGTGTCACGCGCGATCTGGCTTGACGTTTCATCCTGCAGCAGCCGCGCACCAACGGCGGCCATGTGCTTTTCCTTGCGATCCATCTGCGTGGCGATGGCGCCGACACCATCGGCGGGCAGGAACAGCATTTCGGCCCCGCCCTCGGCGTCAACCGCGATGCCCTGGGATGAGCCCAGCTTGATCGTCTCACCTTCCGCCAGACGGATGCCGCGAAAGACCGGCGTGGGGTTGCCCACCCAGAGCAGCGTCCATTCCATGAGCGCGCTGTTCTGCAAGTGCGCATCGGCGATCTGGACCATTTCCATCACGGGCGGCACGTCCACCTGCGATGCGTCCAGCGTATCCGGGCCGAACACCACGGCGGGGATCTCGGTCAGCTTCGCCCCGCTCGCCATCGGGAAGATGTCGCCGCCGATCTGCTCCCACGTGCTCGTCACCTTGCGGGAGCGCTCATCGATCACATCGCCCAGGCGATAGACGCGCTGGCGATAAAAGCCGCCCTCAAGGTCCAACACCCTGATCTGTTTGACCTCAGTGACCGCCCACTCATCAGTTGGAGATGGCGCGTCATAGTTCTCGCGCAGCTTCAGAAATGACAGGACGCGCATCGCGCCCTTGGTCGTCATGCGCCAGTCAAGGACATCCTCGGCGGCATAAAATCGCGCATATGCCCGCAGGCCCTGGGCCTCGGCCTCGGCGATCGATAGCTGATCCGCACCGGGGGCTTGGGGGTAATCCACCACCACCGCGCACCGGCCTAGCTCGATGGTCTCACGGACCGTGCGGCCCATCATGCGCGCTGCGGGCTCGCCATCGTATGAGACGTCGTCAAGGTATTCTTCCAACCCGGCGGGCGTCTGCACCACCGGCTCGGGGTTCATGATCAGGCCGGTGAAAGCATCGATCGTGCGGGCGATGGCCGGCAGGTAGTAAGCGCGATTGCGAAACGCCGTCGCCGTGTCGGTGTCGTGGCCGGGAAGCGTCTGGACGTAAGTGCGCACGGCATCACCGCCGGCGACGAAGTCGCGGACCTTCTGCCAGGCCAGCTGCGTGGCGAGGTAGGCCTTGTGCTTCGCGTCGATGGAACTCAACCGGCCAGCCTCACTGTGACTGTTCGCGCATCAGAGCCCGACAGCATTAAATCCGTTATGGCCCACACGAGGGCGTCGACGCGGTCGGGCGATCCCATCCCCACGAACCCGTCGCCGGTCATGTTGATCATCTGATCCTCAAGCTCCGGCATGGGTCGCATATGGCTCACCTTGCCCTGCTCATAGAGCGCGGCGACCGGTTCGGCCCTCACCACCTTGCCCCGCGATGCCGTCACCAGCTTGACCGGCAGGTTTCGGCGCTGCGACTGGATAACCTTGCGGACCATCTCGCCGCCAAAGTTGCGCTCGGCGATGATCGCGTCGGCCTCGTGTTCGTCAAACAGGCGCGCGACACGCTTGGCCCACTCATCAGGGCTGCCACGGATCGTGCCATCTTCGAGCACATAGCCATGGCCTGCGCGATCTGCACCGGCGGCAATGATGCCCTGACTATCGCCCGTCTCACCATCCGACCCCGATGGGTCGACGCCAATCACAATCCGGCTCAGCAGGGGCGGCGGCTTATGCGCATCCCATCGGGCTTTCTCGATGGTGGCGCGCGACCAGAGCGCGCCGGGCACGTCGTCAAGCAGTTCGGCGTAAAGCTCCTGCCGGCCTAGCCGCGTGCCTTCGTATTTGGCCTTGAGTGTTTCGAGGGCGGAGGCGGCAAGGTTCGCTGCGTTGTCGAACGTGGATCCCCGCGTAATCACGGTGCGCGCATCGGTGATCAGGCGCCGCGTGAGCGGGTTGGGTTTGGGCGTCGTCGAGACCAGCACGCGCGGGTTATCGCCAAGGCGGAGACCGAATAGCAACTGGTCCCATGCATCGTCATAGCGCCAGGATGACAGCTCATCGCACCACGCACCGTGGTGTTGCGGTCCCCGCAGGCGATCTGGCTCCTCGGCGGCGAACAGCTTGGCGCGCGATCCGTTCTTCAGGATCAGTTCGCCCAGTGATCGCTTCCAGTCCTCGATGTTCTCGTGGGCGAGGCAGCGGAGAAGGCCGCTTTCGCCCTCAACGCAGGTGTCGCGCGCATCGGCATAGGTGGGCGCCACAATGGCCCAGCGCGTATCGGGCTGGCGCTCCATCTCCCAGGCCAGCCATTCGGCTCCGGTGCGTGTCTTGCCAAAGCCGCGACCGGCTTGGAGGAGCCAGTAGGACCAATCGCCTTTAGGTGGCTTTTGATTGTCCCTCGCTGTCGCTAACCACTTTAGCCGCAATCTCTCTTGAGCGGTCAGAACGGGCCAGCTCATCGAGGAGGCGTTTGCCCGCACCTGCGTCTGCGACTTCGATTGGCCCGCCATCCTTGCCGGTCACTTCCTGCGTGTTGGTTTCCTTCCAGCCCATGCGGCGCACGGCCCATAGGGTGCAGGCCCATTGCTCGCCGCGCTTGGCAGCCTCGAAAATCTTCCCGCCGACGACTGCGTTTGCGGATGACGCGCCGGTTTCAAGTTCTTCGCTGTAGAAGGCGTATAGCGTGTCTTTGCCCATCCTGAGCAACGAGGCGATGTGGTCTTTCGGGATGCCGATCGCGCACATGAGCCTGATCTTGTCGCGATACTCATCGCGCGGGTGCTCCTCGCCGCGCTTAGGCCGGGCCATAGGTAAAGCTCACTTGACTGGCCGCAGCGGCTGGCGCTCGGGCTTGAAGTGCAGGTTGAATGACAGCTGTCCCTCGACGGCTTCGCGGAAGCCCCATTCGGTGAGGATCAGCAGGCGGGGCTGCTTGGTCTCGCGGTTGCGGGCGACGTACTCGACATAGACCCCCGAGGGGACGCGCAGCATGGCGCGCATCTGCGCCTCGATCTCCTCGCACATGTCCTCGGCGCTGTTCCAGTCGCGCTTGCCGGCGTACTCGACCGCCAGCTTGATCGCGGCCACGAAGCCCTCGAACGAGTGATCAGGCCGGGTCGATTTGAACTTCTCGACCTGGCGCGACAGGAACGCGGAAAAGCCGTTGCCCTGCGGCTCGGGCGCAGGCTTGGGCTGCGCTTTGGGCGCGGCATTGGTTTTCACGGTGATGGCTCCCCAGCCACGAAAAAACCCGGCGCCTTTCGGGCCGGGTTTTGCTGCAGGGCGCTATACCCCACGATGGGCGGAAATCGCCATGATTTTGTCAACCTTGTCAACTCGGGGTGCTAATTATTTTGTCGCAGGGGTCACACCCACCCATCCCGCCGCGCCGCCGACACCGCGATGTCGATCAGTCGGCGGTGTTCGATCCTTGCCCACTCATAGCCGAATTTCGGCATGCCGGGGCGGGAGCGTATGGCCTCGGCGATGTGGCGCCAGCCGCCACGCAGGCCGCAAATGGTTTGCCAGGCGCGGATTTCGAGGAGGAGCCACTGCCAGCGCTCTAGCCCATTCGATCGCGATCGCGGGTTGGGCCATTTGCCGTAGCAATCGAGGAAAACCCACTCCATCCGGTCGAGGTGCGCCCCGCCTGGCCGCCATGGGGGCACGAGGGAGCGCAGCTCGCCCAGGGCGGGCCGGTCGCCCCAGTCCTCGCGCTCATAGACGTAATCCGGCCAGCATGAGCGCCCGCGGGGCGCGCGGTCGCGGTCCATCTCCATCCGCATTGTCAACATCGCCTCATGAACGATGCGTTCGATCCGGTCGCGCGCCTGGCTCTCGACGTCTGCGACGATGGCGGCGGCCCCGTGCCCCATGACCGATCAGCCGATACGCAGGGGCTGATCGTCAACGTTGGCGATGGCAGCCGATCCATTCCACGCCGGCTCGGCCAGCCCGTCGATATCGGCCTGCGTCACGCGGGGCATTGGCTGCGGCGGCGCCTCGCGCGCGGCGGCCAGGGCGGCGTCTGCCCGATCAAGCCGGGCCTGCGCCTCGGAAAGCGCGTTGGACGCGACCTTGTGCTTGCTGTCGGCGATGATCTGTAGCTCGCGCGCTTCGGACACCTGGGCGAAGCAAAGCCGCACATGGGCGGAAGCATCGCGAAATTCGTTCAGCGCGAGTTCGTAGGTGGTCTGCATGGTCGGGCCTCTGGTTAAGGCCCGTGGTCCGATCTGCGTCACCCACTGCCGGGGCGATCACAGGCTCATGCATGGCGGGTTTCGGATGGACCGTCAAGCGGCTCGCGCGCGTTGAGCGTATGATTAGAAAATCGCGGAGACCAGGATTGCGACCCAGACCACCCCGGCGATCATCAGCCCGACCCATCCCCACGGCGATGATTGCTCGCGGCGCTGGCGGTTCTCCTCGGCCAGCTCGGCGGCCTTGCGTTCCCAGTCTTGCATGACCTGCATGGGTGGCGGGGTTTGTAGCGGCGGTCAATCGTCCGGCAATCGCAATCGAGAGAGAAAAAATTTTCCTCCCCCCATGTTGCCCCGGTGCGGGTGTTGCTTCCGGGCCCCCCTTTAGGGGGCCCCGAAAGTAAGCAACACCCCCCCGGCATCCGGCGAACAACAGGCAACACCAGGCAACACCAAGCAACACCCCAACCAACCCATTGAAATCATTAGGCATGGGTGTTGCCTCCCGCTTCCAACACATACCAGAGTTTTGCCCCTTCAGCCTCTTTGGAATAAACTTGCTTGGAAGCGGCCAAATCGGAAAGGATTAGCTGCACCGTTGGCCTTTTTAGGCCGGTTTCTTCCACTAGCTCTTTCACGAATTTCGGGCCTTCGGACAGCAGTGTCATGACCAGCCGGGCGGATTTAGAGAGAGGTTTACCGGCTGGCTTGCTCCCCTGATCCGCCTCCCCATCATCCCGCAGAACGGGCAGGAGGGATGACATCACGAGCCCGGTTTCCGCATGGGTAACCTCCACCGGGACCAACTCGACGGTCATGGGTTTCGGCTCATCGGAATGGCGCGCCGCGGTGCATTCGATCCGACAAATCTTCGTGCCCTCGGTGCGGGTGATCCTGAACTCATTGTCAACGGCCCCTAGAAGGGCCGATGAGCCCCTTGCGCCCTTCTCGGCGTCCTTGCCGCTATGGTGGACGACAGCGATGTGGGCGCGTGTGTGGGCCCGCAACGCATCGATTGCCTGAACGAAACGGGTCATGTCCTGCGATGAGTTTTCATCGCCTGGCCCGAAGTGTCGGTTGAGGGTGTCGACCACGATCAGGCCAGGTCGAACGGGCAGGCTGTCTATGGCCGCCAGGGCGTTTGTGAGCCCTTCCGGGGTTGAGAGGGGCACACCTACCGGGATGGTCCAGAATTGCGCCTGGCGGCCCTCGGATCGCTTCTCAAGCCAGACGTGGACGCGATACTTGAAAGTCCCCATGCCCTCGCCGAGCAGGTACAGGACCGGCTGTTGAGTGACGGCATTGCCGCGCCAGGCCACGCCGCAGGCCACGCTCAACGCCATGTCGAGAACGTTGAATGTCTTGTAGACCTTTGGCGGCCCGTACCAGACGGACACGCCGTCATCGATCACCCAGCCGTCAATAATCCATGTGGGATCGGGGACCGATAGCAGGCCTGGGACATCGAGGATGGGCAGGCGGGGGCGGTCGGGCTCGGTTGGCTTCTCAGGATCTGGCGCAAACCCTTTGGCCAAAGCCCCGCGGGCCATGGTGGCAATGTCTCGGCGGGTTTCCTCGATTGTGTAGCCTGCCCGCACAACGAGGGGGGCCATCAGGTCGACAACGATATCTGCCGGGGTTCCGCGGGCAACGGCGTGGGCTACCGCATCCCTGACATTGTTGTGCCATTCCTCACCATGCAGCGCCTTGTTGATGCGCTCAAGGATGCCGGTTCCGCCCTGCTTGCCGGCTGTGTTGAAGTCCATCGGATCGATGGGTGCGGCAGGATTTGCATTGACCGGCACGGCTTCACGGACGGCGGCCTTCAGTTCCTCAAGGCCCCATGCAGCCTGCCGGGCCGTTTTTGTGATCAGGTCGGTGACTTCGACCTTGCGACCGGCCTTGAGGGGCCATGCAACCGACCCGCCCAGGCGCATGACGCGAGAGGGATTGATAATCGACTTGTCGCCCCCAAGCCAGATGGCAAGCCGCCTTTCCAGCTCGCGCGCGACTTCAAGATCATCGGTAGGCTCATCGAGAACCCACCACATCTGCCCGCGCATGTGCGGATGATTGCCGGTAATGACAACCATATTGGGCAAAAGCGCGCGCTCTTTCAGGAGCCGCCAAGCGGCGTCCAGTGCGCCTGGCGCATCAAAGTCCGCTTTGACAGCGGTGACGGCGAACACGTCCGCATCTGTCGCTCTGTGATCGCTGTCGACCGTTTCGCGCCTGAGGCCTGCCGACACATAGACATTGCGGTTGGGCGTTTCGTTGAGCCTCACGGCCCGGTCGACAAGATCTTCAAGGTCTTCCGGCCCGAACATGCGGGCGCTGTTCAGCGTGTGGGGCGCGACATCCGAAGTCCACGCCAGCTCTATCCTGCCCTTGGTCGCCATGCGGAAAAGCATGTCGACCATAGCGCGCATGGCTTCGACATTGGGCTTGCTGGGCAGGCTGTAGACATTCTCAAGAACAGATGCCGCGTCATTGAAATCTAGCACATCAGCCTCCCCTGATCGGATGCTGATAATCATGCAAGCGGTCATGGCAGGCCTCGCAGATGGCCTTCAGCTCCCACAAGGGCTCATCGCCAACATGCTCATATGTCGTGTGGTGAACCGACCCGGCCTCGGCAACGCCGCAGGCTTCACAAATGCCGCCGGCGCGGGCGAGAACCTTTTTCCGGCGCTCCTTCCATGCATTCGATGACAGATAGTTGTTGTACCAGCTCCACCAGAGGTGGTTTTTCTGGCGCCGCATCTTCTCGAACTCGGCACTGCGCATTGCTGCGCCACGCTGCGCCAGGTCGTTATCCCAGGGCGGATAATCCTGCGGGCGCCATTGCAACTCTCGGTGAGCAATATGGTTTCCCGCCGCCCTGCCGCAGTCGAGGCATTGCCGCTTTACAAACGGCTGGCCGTTGCTGGCGATTTTGTGCCGGATTTCCGTTCTCTGATGCTCGCAGCTCATCCCCAGCACCTCCGCTTGAACGGGCAATCACTGCACGCGAAAAACCCCGGATCATCCGTACACCGCGGACGCATGGCCCCGGCGCGGCTGTCCTCGATGATGGCCACCGCCCGGTCGGATGCAGCCTGTGCGCGCGCGGCATCGAACGGGACCATTTCCAGATAAAGCTCCATCGTGTCGCAATTGACCGCGAAGAAAAGCGCCGGGTTTGTGATGTCCATGTAGGCCTGGTAGAGCGCGACCTGGTCGGCATATTCGGGCTTGGCTTTCGCAAGGCCCTTGCTTTCGATCGCCTTCCACGACTTCTGGCCGAGCGCCTTGAACTCGATCACAAACGGATAGGCGAGCATCAGCGGCCCCCCAGTGCAGACCCGGTCAACGTGGCCGGCGAACGCGCCGCCCGCCACGCTGAAGCCCAGCGGCTTTCCGTCCTTGCCCGTCTGCGTCAGCCGGAACCCCGCGTCGACCAGCCAGAGCGCGGCCATGCTTTCCATCATGTGCCCGCGCTCGAAGATGCGCAGCGTGCGGGCCGAGTGGCGCCAGCCCTCATCGTATGGCGTCTGCAGGAAATCATACTGCACGCGCCGTTCGCACATGCCGCCGATCGATGACGCGCCAACATAGGCCCGGCGCTTCTCAGGCCTGGGCGAGACGCTATCAAGAGCAGCGTGGATCGCTGCAACGTCAGCGCTGCGGATCATGGAAGAAGGATTGAGGTCGATCATGCGCGCACCCTCCGCGCGCGATTGCGCTCCATAAGCGCCGCGTGTTCAGGATCGCGCGGCTTGAACAGCACGCCATCGCGGATAGCCCATCGATTGTGTTTAGCCTTTGCCACCTCGCCAGCAATCACTGCGCGCGAAACCGGCGGGGGTTCCGGCTTGGGCTCTGGCGGCTTTGTGACGGCGCCGGCAACGGCATAGCGGTTGCATTGCAGCGAATAGGTATCCACCGGCCTGCGGTAGTTGGGCGAATGCTCATTGCGACACATCGGCGTGGGATAGCGCCTCAGCGCCTGGCAGCCCTCGCACGTCAGGCGCTGGCCGGCGCTGATCGCAACCGGAGCGGGAACGGTTTCAGTCTTGCGTTTGCGGCTCATGCCGGCACCTCGTCATCTGATGGATCTTCCAGCGTTTGCATTCGGGTCTGCTCGATCGCCTCGTGCGCGATGGCAAAGAGCAGTGCAGCCTCAACTTTGGACCAGTCGCCCAGGGGCGAACCCCAGGGCATGCCCGACGCCTTGTCGGCGATCAGCGGCAATGCGGCCTCAGTGAAGCCCAGCGTCATCGCATCCGGCGAGCCGATCCGGGGCGTGCCCCGGCGCTTTGCCCAATTGCATGTGCGGGCCTGTATCCATGTGTTGATGATGGTGAAGGCTATGTGCCAGCTCTCGTCTGTCGTCATCGCGTGCTGCCGATCGGCAAACATGCGTTTGAGCGTGGCGGCGGCTGTCGCCGTCGCCAGATTGTCTGGGTCTTCTCTCATGATGCGTGCGGGTCAGGGGCGGGAGTTACCCCGCCCCATCGCCCTACCTCGCGAAGTTCGGGCGCTGATAGGCGCCGCCGCTATTGCCCTTGGGGGCGCTGACGCCGCCCGCAGACGCCAGCGCAGGCTTGCGCTTGGCCGGCGTGAAGCCCTGATAATCCGGGTCATCAGGGGTGACGGCAACGAGTGTGTTCTTGTCCTTGCCCTTCCGGTGCTCGCCCGTGCGCTGGTCCGTGTAGTCCTCGCCCTTTTCGACATCGAAGCGGGCGACGAACTCCAGCCCCTGCAGGTCGTCCCAATCGCCAAGGCGGCGCGCGTCCATTGCCGCCTGGCTATCATCTGAAGGGTCAACGCCGTAGGCGCTTTCGAGCGCGCCTCGGATAAAGGCGCGGGTAATGGCGACCATCTTGTTGTGGCCGTCCGATCCGTTGCCGGAGAAGCCTGCCCACTTCCAAGCCTTGCGGCCTTTGAACGGACCAGCGCTGACAGTAAACTCAAGGTCGAGGCCCTGCACGCGGTTGTCGCTCTTGCTGGTCTTGATGCCGCGAAGGCTGATCACCACCGGGGCCACCGTGCCCGCAGGCATAGGCTCACCGCCGCCGGAGGATTGACGTTCTGCGTCGTTGAAATCCATAGACATGTTGCTTGTTCTTTCTTGAATGGGATTGATCAGGCAGCGGCGCGCGGTGTCGTCTTGGCGGATGTGCCGCGCGCCGTGTCGTTGAGCTTATTGAAGAGTTGGCCAAGGTCCGGCGCTTCCATCGGATCCAGCCGCCCCGAACGATCCTTCGCGGGGAAGCCCCACGGATTATCGGGGTTGGTGATGAACGCGCGGAACGGCTCGCCCTCGTCGGGCCGGATGATAGCGAGGGTCAGAACCTCGTCCACAATGCCGGGCATTTCACGCCCCGCCTTGCTGCCGTCGATCTGCGCCACCCATGACTTGCGCTTGAAATCGTCTTCCTTCTCGTCAAGCAGGCAGACGAATACGACGTTCTGCATGCGCGCGTGCTGCAGGCGCGTAATCCACTGGATCAGCTCGCGCCCGTGCAGCCCATACGTGCCGAGAAGGTTTTTCTCGCCCTTGGCGTTGAAGCTTTCGGGCTGGTGCTCGCACCAGTTGAAACAGAGGCGACCGGCAACGGTCACGCTGTCGACGAAGATCGTTGAATACTTCGTCAACGCATCCGGCGAGCCGAAGCGCGCCACGGCCCGCTCATAGTGCTCCTGGCCGTAAAGGTCTTTCGGGCGCACGTTGAGGTTGGCCCCGGCGAGGAAGGCCGCCAGGTCGCGACACTCCTCCCATGTGCCTGGGCGCATCTGATCAACCGGCACGTCCTGCACGGCGAGATCCCCAGCTTCAAGGTCCACAAACAATGTGGACGCCGGATCGATCGTGCGCAGCAGTGAAGTCTTGCCGACGCCGGGAAGGCCGAGAATGAGCGCCTTGACGCCCCTCGTCTGCTTCATCCGTTGGTCGGCTGTGATAATGGGCAGGCCCATGATGACAGTCCTTTCCTTTTCGGCTTCCTGCCCTTGCTCGCGAAAAGTTTCGCGGCGATGGAAAGGAAAGAAGCCAGCGCGCCAGCTTATTCGTGCGGTCTAGGCCGCCTTATTTCGCTGGTTTCCATCGCTCTGCCTTATGGCCCCGGCCATCGGGGCAACCTCGATTTCCAGTCGCGGCTCAACACACCACCGCTTTTCAATAATCCAATCGACCACCTGCACGTCGTCGCGCCAACACACGCCCGTGAGCGCGTCGCCAACCAATTTTGCGAGGTTGTCGCCGTCAGGTTTTTTGGTCGGATATTCCTGATTTGCCAGCATAGCCGCCTGACGCCGTTTAGATGCCGATCGCGGAATGCCGAGATAGGCGCGAACGATGAGGCGAATGGGCCCGTCATGCACCGTCGCGCCAGCCTCGATCGCCCATGCCGCGACAGCCTGCTTTTCGCTGCGCGTCTTGGTGTCCGTGAAAAACCTACCCTGCCGCGTGCGAGCGCGAGCCCATCCGCGCGGCTCTCCGGGAACTGTGAACCTAATCACGAGCGCCCCCCCTTGCCCGGCGCGCGGTACACCACAGTCAGGAGCGCGCCGGGCTTGGATCCGCGTCCTGGGTTCGACTTCGCGGATTGGAATAAAAAGCCCCGCGCCGCAGCGCGGGGAGTGCCGACCGGACCACGGGCGGGTGATGGGGGTTGCGCCGTGGCGGCCGGGTTGGGTGGGGGACAAGTCGCCACGGCGCCCGCCGCTGACTGGCACGCACCAGACAGGCGGCGGTTTTCGGATGCGCGCCGCAGGGCGCGCTGAAATGATTGATGTGTCATGTGTGCCCCGTGAACCGCTTCAGGCGGTCGCCCCGGCCTCCCTGCGTTTGGGTTGACTGAAGCCGAGAAGGTCGGCGGCCCTGATCGCGCCGCCCGTGGCAGCTTCGACCTTGCGCGCCGCCTTCAGCGTCCACGGGCGGGCGCCGGTCTCAAGTTCTGATATGTAAGACTTAGAAAGCCCCAGCTCAGCGGCGGCCTCGTCCAGCGTCCAGCCTTTGCGTGTGCGGTATGATTTGAGTTTCGACATGCCTCTAGGTTCGGAAATTCCGAACCGGCTGTCAACAGGGTCGTTCGGATTTTTCGTAACGACAGGGTTCGCAAAATGCGAATAGTGGCGTGATGCCTCAGAAAACCCGACCCAGATGGTTCCTCAAAGAGTGGCGTCAGTATCGTGGACTGACGCAGGCGCGCCTGGGTGAGCGTATCGGAAAGAGCAAGAGCAACATTTCCGAGTTTGAAAACGGCGTGACCCGCTACAATCAGGACCTTTTAGAAGCCTTGGCGGACGCGCTGGCGTGCGAGCCCGCTGATCTGATCATGCGTAATCCGATGCAGCCTGACGGCATCTGGTCGATATGGGACCGCATCCCCGAAACGAAGCGCGAAGACGCCAGACGCATTCTCGAAACACTGGCCGCCCCACCGAAGCGCAAGCAAGGCTAGCCGTTTACTTCTCGTGAACGAAAAAGTTCGGAAAGCGCGAACTTAGCTGTTGACTGAGGGTTCGGATTTTGCGAACCATGGCTCCACACCACAGGAGCCCACATGTACCGCGACCACGGACCCTTAAGCGACGCAGGCGACACGCCCTACTGCGCAGCGCCGCGCTTCACGATCACGCAACACGATGAGTTGGGCCGGCAGGTCTACCTTGCGCAGACCGCAGCAGAGGAAGCGCGCATTCACATGGAGCGCATGGCCGGATCGGTCGAGCGCGCCCAGCGCTGGAAAGCCACCGATGAACAGCTTGAGGGCCTGAAGCTCGCAGCGCGCGACTGTGAGCAGGCGCTGGCCGCTGTCATCGCCCGGCTGTGCCGCGAGCCGGACCACCGCGCCGCCACCGCGCGCGACGAGGTGTCGGTATGAGCCCGACCCCGGAACAGGTGGCCGATAGGCTGGAGGCGCTGGCCGACACAGCTAGCCATGAGGCGTACAACGCCAGTGCGTGGGAGCCGTCTAAGGACGAGCTTGAAGACGCCAACACGCTCCGCGCCGCCGCCGCCCTGATCCGCGCACAGGCCGAGCGCGTGAGGGTGTTAGAAAGCGCGCTGGCAGAAATCGCCAAGCAGGTTCCCGCCAAGGACATGGACGAGGATTACTACGAAGCCGCCGACTTTGAGGATGGCTACGACCGTTGCGTCTTTGCCGCCCGCGCCGCGCTGGCAGGTGCGCGATGAGTGCAATCGTTGACGACCTTGGCGACCACGCAGCGCGCAAAGCAGAGCGGGCGGTTCTTCCGGTGATGAAGCTTTGTGACAACGACAAGGATGCTTTCATTGTCGGAACTTATGCGACTGCCGCTTGTCTGGGGTTGGCCGCGGCGGCCTACTCCACGCACACCGGAAAATCAAAAAGCGAATGCCTTCGAGAGGCTCTTGAAGCTGTGCGCTCAATTGTAGAGCGCGTTCCATGACCCTCCTCTCCCGCCTCCTCGACCTTTTCACCCCCCGCCACCCGCTGGACCTTGCCGATTGGGAGGATGTGCCGTGAGGTTCGCTTACGCCGATCCGCCGTACCTCGGGCGCGCTGAATACTATGTTGCGCATCACCCCGAGGCGATGATTTGGGACGATCCGACAACGCACAACAAGCTGATCGACCGCCTGCAAGCTGAGTACCCGGATGGCTGGGTCATGAGCCTAAGCGAGCAGAGCTTGCGCGTGATCCTGCCGATGTGCCCGAACGGCGCGCGGGTCTGCGCGTGGATCACAGACCGCCCGCGCTTTGCCGGCAAGGCCGTCCCCGTGCGCCGTCATTTCGAGCCCGTTATTCTCATGGGTGGGCGCGATTACGATAGCACGGGCAACCGCACCGGCGACTTCGTTTTCACAGCGCAGCAGCCGACCAACGAGCCCCGCTACCAGATGAAGAAATCGGACATTCGCGCCGGTAAAATATTCGTAGGCCGCAAGCCTCACGCCTTCTGCCTCTGGGTTCTTGACCTTCTCGGCGCGCAGCCCGGCGATGACGTCAACGATCTGTTTCCCGGCTCGGGCGCGATGAGCCACGCCATTACGCAGCGCCTGAAACTGCAGCCCGAACCCTTCACACTCTTTGGAGCCCAGCCATGACCGACATCGCATCAGACATCCGCGCCGAGACTGCCCGCATCCTCGCCCGCCACTTCAACAGCGGCATCCCCGACGCCATGGCCGCGATCCGCGTCGCCACCGTCCAGTGCATCGCGGAGTACGTGGAGCACGCCGAGGCGCGCGCGTGTACGTGCCAGGATCAGCGGGGGTTCGAGATTGATGTGCGACGCGACAAGCCCGTCCACGCGATGTTTTTGGCGCGCAGGCTGGAGCGGATGGCGCGGGAAGAGGGGCGGTCAGCATGAGCATGTTTGTCATCCCGAACTCACTCAGAGACGCAATCAACGCAAAGCTTGATGCGGCCATCGCTGAGGTTCCCGACGCCGAGAAGGATCGCGAGCACCTGTATCACAGCCTGCTCATGTACTTCAACGAACACGGCGTGATCCCGGATTTTTCCATCACCAAGTCAGGCGCACCGCAATGAGCCGCGCGCCGCGTGTTCTTGTCGCCTGCGAGTTCTCCGGAACGGTGCGTGACGCATTCCGCCGGCAGGGCTGGACCGCGTTCAGTTGCGACCTGCTCCCGAGCGAGACGCCAGGCGCGCACTATCAGCGCGACGTGCGCGAGGTTCTGCACCTTGGCTGGGATCTAATGATCGCACATCCGCCCTGCACGCATCTGGCCGTCAGTGGCGCGCGCTGGTTCAAGGACAAGCAGGCAGAACAAGCCGAAGCGTTGCAGTTCGTGGCCGACCTGATGGCCGCGCCCATACCGCGCATCGCAATCGAGAACCCCATCAGCATCATCAGCAGCCGCATCCGCAAGCCGGATCAGGTGATACAGCCGTGGCAATTCGGACATGGCGAGGTCAAGGCCACCTGCCTCTGGCTCAAGGGCCTGCCGAAGCTGGAGCCTACCAACATCGTCGCCGGCCGTGTCGCACGCGTCCACCGGATGCCGCCAGGCCCGGACAGGTGGAAGGAGCGCTCGCGTACCTTCCGCGGCGTGGCGGAAGCGATGGCACACCAATGGACAGACGCCATTCGCGAAAGGACAGCAGCATGACCCACCGCGAACTCGCTGAAGGAGACGCACAGTGACACACGATGATGAGACGGTGGAGCGGGTCGCGCGGGCGATCTATGAAGGTGGCTTTCCCAAAGGCGGCAGGGACTACGTCGCCTGGGAAAATCTTGATAGCGAAGGCTTCTATGCGCTGCATGATCTTGCGATGAAGCAAGCCCGCGCCGCCCTCTCCGCCCTTCCCCCGCGCGAGTTGCTGGCCGAGGCGCTGGGGGCGCTGGAGCCGTTTGCGAAAGAAGCCGCAGAGTGGGGTGTCAACGGAAAGCCTTTGCCGGACGACTTCCCGATTGAGGTCAGGGAGGCCGGGTATCCAGCCGTGCCCGCCATGTTCAACCTCGGCCACTTGCGCCGCGCCCGCGCAGCCGCAGAGAAAATCCGCGCGGCGCTGGAGCAGGACAAGGGGGAGCCGCTGCCGTGAGCGACATCCTTGACCAGCTCCGCACCAAGGCCGCCCAATGCAGTCAGGCGACGCCGTTCGTCCGCGTGACGGGCGATCTGTTGAATGATGCCGCCGACGAGATCGCGGCGCTGCGCAAGCGGGAAGATGAACGACTAAAGGCGATGCTGTTTGATCAGCCAAGGCGGCCCGCGGAATGATCAACGATCCAGAAGAATATGCACGCCTATGGCAAGGGCTTTGCGCGGCAGCGCCCATCGTTGTCGTCGGCCTTGTGTTGCTCGTGGCCGCGATCATCTGGCCGAGAGGGTGGCGGTGGTGACACCCCACGCGCTGAACCGTCGCCAGGCTGCGGAGTTTGTCGGCGTCTCGCCGACCACGTTCGATAAACTGGTTGAGCGCGGCCACATGCCCAGGGCGAGGCAGTACCCCGAGACGCGCCGCCTGTTCTGGCTGCGCAGCGAGCTTGAGGAGACGCTTAACGAATTACCAACGGTCGAGGCCAACCCTTGGGCGGGGGTAAGGATTTGAGGCCGGACATGGCGTCGATCGAATGGAAGGGCATCACGCGCGACGTGGACGCGCGGGGCAATGTGCGGTGGTATTTCCGCGCGCCGGGTAAGCCAAAGGTGCGCCTGCATGGTGACCCAGGCAGCGAGGCTTTTGCGCTGGCCTATTTCGCTGCCCGCAATGGCGAAGCCGCCCCCACGCGCCGCACAGGGCCGGGGCGGGGTACATTCGCCTACATCGTGCGCCATTACCTGACGAGCCGGGATTTTCGGGCGCTGGACCGCAAGCTGACACAACGCCCGCGTGAGCGGCTGCTAGAGGCGCTGGTGGAGAAGTTCGGCCACCTGCCGGCGGTGATCGATCCAATGACGATCCGGCTAGGGGTGAAAGTGCGAACCTATGCGCAGGGAAAAGAATTTCTCGCCGCCCTGCGTGCCGTCTATCGGCTGGCCTGCGATGACGGTCTGGTGATGACGGATCCCACGGCAGGCATCCGGCGCAAGCCCAACGTCACGGAGGGGCACAGGACATGGACCGCTGAGGATTGCATGGCCTATGAGGCCAAGCACCCGCTCGGCACGCAGGCCCGCACAGCCTATGCGATCGGGCTTTACACGGCGCAGCGCATCAGCGACGCGGTGCGGATCGGACGCCCGCATGAGCGGGACGGGCGCTTGCGGTTCACGCAGTCGAAGAACGCCAACCGGCGCCCGGTGCATGTCGATATTCCGATTGTCCCGCCGCTGCGTGAGGCGCTGGACGCTTGGCAGGGCAAGGGCCTGACCTGGCTGGAAACGGCCTATGGCCACCCCTTTGCCAGCGGCAAGGGCCTGCAGAACAAGTTTCGGGAATGGTGCGCCGAGGCAGGCGTTGACCCTGCGTGCTCGTTCCACGGGCTCAGGAAGGCCGCGGCGGCCCGGATGGCTGAGGCGGGATGCACGCCCCATCAGATTATGGCCGTGCTTGGCCACGCCACGCATCAGCAGGCGGCGACCTACACGGCCAAGGCGCAAAGGGCGGGCATGGCGAGCGATGCCTTGGGGGCGGTTTTTGGGGTTTCTGTCCCAGCCGACCCTGCCAGTGGGACAATTGAGCGAAAATCTGTTATTAAACAGGTCGCTAAAAACGCGCTGGCAGTCCCTAGGGGACAGGGCAAAGTGTGACGGATCAACGGTCTATCGGAAGGATGGGACAAATAGCCATGCGCATGATTTCAAGGCTTTTCGCGGCGGCGTGTCCCATCGTGTTGGGGTTTGCCGCCCTCGATCTGATCGGCCAGACGGCGCAATTCGAGGGCCAGGTCGGCGCGCCTGTCATTTGAGCCCAGCAAGGCCCTGGCAGCGGCGTCGATAGCATCGGCATAGGTTCCCCCCGTCCGATCCTTCAGCGCGTCCAGGCGGGCCGCCTGCTCATCAGTGAAACGGATCGTTTTGGCGGTCCCGACATGCCTGTCGCCGGTGCGGGGTTTTGCTTTGCTCATAGGTCGTTCTCCCAATCGTGAAGAATATTAACCCATGGCCAGTGTGGTGGCAAGCTGGTGGCAATCACGAACTTGTGATCAGTGGTGGCTTTCTGGTGGCTTGCCATGTCGGTGGATTGCCGCCATATTGCTCTCATAGGCAGACGATTTGGTAGCTAGAGCGGATCACAGGAACCACGGCAGGGCAGAACATCGGACCCAGAAAACCGGAACCCATACCGCCCCCGCAAGGGAGCCAAGATGGAAAAGGGCACCAGAATACGACAGGGCAGAATACCGGACCCCAGAACACCGCTCTAGCTTCCAAATCGCCTGAAGAAAGCGCCCCGACCCTCCCCCGAGTGTCGGGGCCTTTTTATGAGGGGGTCGAAATTCGCGCCCCCTAGAGATGTTTGACAATCAGAACGGCCCGGCGAGGCGGCAACCCTCAACCGGGCCTAACGCGAAAGGACCGCGCTATGACCAAGTATACCGAAGACCGCCCGCTTGAACAGCAAGCCTGCCTTGCCTTCGTTGGGCTCTCAGTTGTGACCGCCACCCTCGGCTTCTGGTCGAAGGGTTGGCTCCCCGGAACGCTCCTCACCACCGCCATGGTGGTGATCGTGTTCCTCCTGTCCCGCGCGGTGGCGCGCGTGATGGAAGCATGGGAAACGAAGAACTACGCCACGGCGATCATCGCCGGCATTCTCGGCGTAGGTTTCGGCGCCATCGAGGCCAACCTGAACCACCTCGGTTTGGAACACCTCAACGCCGAATATGCGCTGGCCCCTGATTGGGCGCTCTGGCCGGCTTGTTTTTTCATCTCGCTGGTGAACGTGTTCGCCACGTTCGGCTTTGCCCGATCGATGAAGGATCACCGGGAGCAAGCCCCGGTCGTGAACCCCGCCCGCCTCCTCGCTGAAAAGCGCTGGAACAAGGCAGCCTAGAACGCAAAAACAGAACGGCCCCGGCTTAACACCGGGGCCGTTTCTGCGTCTGGCGTCTGGCCTAGACGTTGTTCTTGCGAACCTGCCGCCACGTGAAGATCCCCAGCGCGGCCGCCGCGATGAACGGCACCAGCTCGGCAAAGCCGGGGATGGGCTTGCCGCCCGTCAGCACGTAGCCGACGTAAGCAGCCGCGGCCGTGCCGACCACGTCCAGCGCGTTGTCCAAGGTGACTTCGAACTTCATTAGTTTCTCCTTACTCCGTTTCGCTCGTTGATCGGTCGAGCCCCGCCGCCTTCCGTCGCTTCGCGATGGAATATTCATGCTCTGCTTGCACCATGGCCATGCCGGCTTTCGACAGGTGGAAAACCACCGGCATGGCCGCCACGGCGAGGATCACCCACGACGCATCGGGACCGGCGCCCAGCGCGGCATTGGCCGACTGCACCGCCGTTTGGACCATGTCCGCCGACATGCCCATTTCCTGCCCGATCATCTGATCGAGGCTTGATGCGCCAAGCTGCGCGCCCGCCAGAACGCCCGCACCTACCATGCTTCCCACCACGTATTTCATCGGCGCGCCTGCGCCTTGGGTTTCTCGTCAAAGGCCCCGGTCGCAACCGTGAACCCGAAGCCTGCGGCGATGATCACCGGCCAGCCCGCCTGCGCCTCCCCGCTAATCCACATTCCGCGCGAGCGCATCGCCTCAAGCAGCACGTAAACCAGCAAGATGACGACACCGAAAGGCGCGGCGACCTTCCACGGGAAGGGCGTACCCTTCCTGCGCATCGCATGCACCCATGCGCCGATCGCGGCGCAGCCCAGAACAATCATTAGCAGGTGATCCATTGTCAGATTTCCTTGCGTTCGCGCCGCTCCAGCAGGTAATCCCCGAAGATAGCATCCGTGATCAGGAAGATAAGCGCGATGATCAACAGCGCCCAGGACGACAGGAAGTCGGCCAGGCGCTCGCGGTCCTCCGCTGCCAGCTCGCCCGGCGCCAGCATGCCCGCCATCGCGTCGTATTGCGCACCTGCTTCCGCGATCTGAAGGTCGGCAAGTTCCCGCTCCCTCGCCTCGATCTCGATCCGCTTGGCTTCCTTGGCCGCCTTCATGGCCTCGCCGCGGATGATGTCGTCACGGATGGCAGCCGCTTCGTTGCACAGGAAACGCGGGCGGGGCTTCAGGTCCGCAGCGCAGGCAGGGCCGGGATAGTCCTTGTCCGCCTCCGCTGGCGCCACGGCGTCAAGGTTGGGCATCGCCCAACCCTCGGCCTCGGCCAGCCGCGCCTCAAGCAAGGCCTGATCAGCCTCAAGCGAGACGGGTTCCGGCATCGAGACTAGTTCGCGGTCCAACCGCCGGATCGCATCGCGCAGGATTTGCCGATCATCGTTGATCTCGCGCGCCTCGCGGCCCGCGACCTGCGTTTCGGCAACGAAGTTTGAGAACGTCCCGAAAAGCACCACCAGAAAGAGGAGCGAGGAGACCACCGAGAAGCCCAGCGCAGGCATGAACTGCTTGGCCCGGAAACCCTCGGCAGCGAAGCGCCAGGCGATCATGAAACCTAGCGGGCAGACAATGCCGATCACGACGACGAGAACGCCGCGCTCGGGCCAGATGCGCGCGAAACCATCGATAGTGTTCGCCATCTCCCAGATAAGCACGCCCGCCCAGACGCCGACGAGGATCGCCACCGGCAGATATTTGCGCAGCCGGTCAGGCAGGGCCGCGAACCAGCGGCGCGTCCGCGCCTGCCACGTCATCTGCACATGCCCGGCGCTCGCGCGCGCGGCAGTCGGATCAAGCCCCATGCCGTCCATCAATCAGCCCCTTTTTCACTTGCTACCCACGCCGCGACCTGTTGCAGGCAGGTGTCGCGATCCTTGTTCGCCTTGACCGCGTCCACGGCCAGCTCACCCCACGTCACGCCTTGCCGGATTTCCAGCGCGGCCAGCCGCGACAGGCATTCGGGTTCCGGCGTCTTGAAAGAGCGATCCACCACCACGGAGGGCGGCGGACATTCAGCCTTGACCCACTCAGGAGCTTGGTCCGGTGATGTCGCGCAGGACGCGCACAACATCGTCAGGCACGCCAGCGCGTGCGCATTGATCCGCAACATTCTTGATGACCTCCCGCGCGGCAAGTGCGCGCTGCCCTGCCAGCTTGGCTTCTTTCGCGGCCTCATTGGCCGCCGCCTCCATTCGCGCCGCCGCTTCCTGCCGCGCCGTCTGATCCGCGCTCATCAGCGCGGCCAGTTCCTTGACCTGCGCCGCAATCGCGAAATTGACCTTGTCCACTTCCGCTCGCGCCTGGTCGCGCTCGGCAAGCAAGCGGTTGGCCACCCGCTTCGTTGCAGCTAGCTCATCGGCGACGGTCTTGACGCCGCGGCTATATCCGCTCGCATCTGCCATCGGCCACGCCACCATCGTCGCGAGTATTGCCCCGCCGGCGGCGCCCATCCCCAACATCTTCAAGTCAAGCATATGCTTTTCTCCTCTCGGCGAGGCGTTCCAAAAATTTCCGCAGGTAAAGTTTCACCTGCCCCGGCCCGTTCCAGACCGTGATCACGTGCTCCCACTGGCCCCGACGCGCAGCGCCAAGCACATCGTTCGCGGCGAGAAAGGCCACGGCGGCGTCAAGGTGCGCATGCTCGCCCGCGTGGAATGCGACAACCATATGCCAGGCGGTCGGGTAGCCGATGACGGCGTGGTTTTTCCCGAGGATCTGAAACGATCCCCAGCTGCACGCCTTCAGCGCGGCCTCAAAATCCAGTTCGGCTGCGAAAGCCAGAAGCGCCCAGCGTCCGCCCTGATCCAGCTGATAGGGATGGAAGTCGCAGCCCGGCGGTCGTTTCCCCGGCGGACACCATTTCGGATAGGACAGGACCATGCCGGCCGGCGCATAGCCGTCCCACTGGCCACGCGTGTCCCGGCTGAAAATGTGCGGCTCAAACAGGATAACCGCGCGCCCATCGGGACCAAAGCCTGCGCCGTTGCTTTCAATATCGGCGAAGGCATGCAGGGCGGCAGGCTCGATGCCATGGCGCGATCCGGCGTCGCGATAGTCCTGTTGTGTCAGCCGATCGGTTTTGAGCGCGCGAAGCCGGACAAGCTCACTTACACGCCGCGCAGCGGCGACCCGATCACGAACTTGCCCGGCCATGTGCGCTACGCCATCGCAGCGATGGCAGCATCGCGAACGGTCAGGGCCTCGGCGCCCTTGCCGTGGAAGCCGTTAATGACGATTTGCTGGGCGCAGGATGCAAGGACGGCCAAGCCTTCGGCGTCCAGCGCCTCGATCTGGTTTTTCAGTGCGTCGAACGCACCCACAATCTTGTCAACGGGCGATGCCTTCAGCGACGCGGCCTGATAGGCGTCCGCAACATCCTCCGGCGGCGTGGTGTAGCTCTGCACCCCGTTCGCCGTTGGGATCAGTTCTGTCGGGTAGCTCATTTCGGCTTTCTCCAGATTGCGCCCGTTACGGGCTGTCGCGCTATCTCCCGCCAGCCGTAGGGCTGCTTTCCGGGGCGGTAGATTTCATCAGTCACAAGGTTATCAAGAACCCACGTCGCGCCGTTAAGCGTGACCTCTAGAACCAGATGCCGCTCGCCGTTTTCGAGCGCGCCGGCGACGATCGTCATGGCCTCTGCGGGGAAGCCTAACGCAAAAAGCGCAAGCCGCTTCGACACCACGTAATCGTCACAGTCGCCCCGCCGATCAGCAGGGAATGGCGTCCAGGTGTCGGGCCCAGCATCGTTTACCGGCGTCATGCCGCGATTTATGGCGGCGTTGATCCACGCAAGATCGGACGGGCCGATTTCCCGAACGATGCAGCCGGGATCGCGAAGCTGGGCGCAATACGCCAGCCAAGCATAATAAACCGGAACGTCGTCCATTATCCCGGCGTCCGTTCGATCTGGAAAAGACCGCCCGATGCCGGCGAGGCGTTGATGTTGTTGGTCCCACTCGTGCGCTGCAGCTTAAGGCGATAACGCGAGTTGCCGGATACGTTCTGCGCCACCGGATTTTTCGGATAGATAAACCCCGGATCATTGCCGCCTTCATACGTGAAGCCCAGCAAGCCCGTGTCGAGTTGAACGGAGATCGTATGCAGCGTGTATTCAGTTCCGCCTGACTGCAGTTGTTCGGTGACGATCAATTGACCGTCCCAAGTCGTGCCCGCGCTCAACGTGTAAGAGCCAACCGGCAGATAAGCGTTAAGCAATTTCAGGAAGCCAGACGCCGGCACGTTGTTGACGTCGATGGTCGCAAGCGTGGCGATCGTCGTTCCCGATGTCGTGAAGCCGCCGACATTGGCGCTTTTCGTGAACACGTTCTCGGCCACAGCAGCGGCGACCGTCGCAGCCGACGTGATGTCGGCGATCGTCTGCCACGCACCTCCCGTGTAGAGCTTCAGCAGGCCATTTGTTGTATCGACCCACCACCAGCCTTCCTGCGGCGAAGACGGCGCGCTTGATTGCCGATAGAAGTTGACCGTCGCGAAGTTCCCCTGCCCCGCGATCCCTGCCGCCGTGCCGCTGGCTGTGACGACGATGGCGTCAGTAATGATGGTCGTGCCGTCCTGCAGTCGGACATTCGAGTTAAGTTGTACAAAGCTCAGCGTTGCAAGGCCACCCTGCGAAGCGATTGCCGCTGCTGTGCCGAGCGCCGTAACGGCCAGCGCGTCTGTTAGCCGGGTTGTCCCGTCGTCGCGGTAGACCCTGCCGCTGGCTCCCAGGTTGACCTGGCCGAGGGTAGCAAGCGCCCCCTGGCTTGTGATGGCGGATGCAGTTCCAAGTGACGTAATGACCGACGCATCAGTCAGCGCCGTTGATCCATCCGCGCGGAATAGTTCTGTCAGAGCGCGCCCAACCGGAATGTCGGTTACGTCAAAGACGTTAAACGCGGCGACCTCGACCTTTCCTCCCGATCCTGTCTGCACAAGGTCGACACGGAAGCGCCAAAAGGCATCGTAGGTCGATGGCGCGCCCGCCGTCCATATCAGCGCCAGCGTCACCCACCCATCGGCGACAACTAGCGCGCTCTTGCTGCTGATCGCGTTGACCGGCGTCGCGCTTGTCGATGTTGCCGCACCGTGAACGTAACTTGCAGATAGTCCGTTAATGTTGGCGATCGAGACGTTGATTTGCCCCGACGACGGATCAGTCTGGGCGCGCAGGCGAACAACCTGCAGGTAGCGCCGCCCTTGCAGCGGCTTCATGATGCCCTTCGGCTGCAGATACTGCGTCGGCGTGATGCGGATCACGCGCCCAATGTTGGCAACGTCGAAATAGCCATCCGCGGTTGGATCGGCAATTGTGTCCGGCGATCCGCCGAACGCGGTCGTCCAATGGCGCGCATCGCCCGAGAAGTCAGAAACAATCAAGCGCTTTGCGCTTGCCAGGGAAGCACTCAGGTTTGCGTTATCGGTAGCATTTAAGCCGGCAAGGCTGCTTGCAGTTGCACCCGTCCCCTGACCAGTAATGGCAGCAGCCGTCCCGAGCGCGGTGACCGCACTGGCGTCAGTCAGCAAGGTTGCGCCATCCTCGCGCACCATGTGGTTTCCAAGCTGCGGCGCGCGAGACATGCGCAGGTTGGCGAAGTAGGCCCGCTGCGCATTGGCAAGCGTGGTTGACCATTCGACCAGCGTGCGGAAGCGGGCATAAACGGCGGTTGACGGCGCTTTCACGACGCCGGTGATGGTCTGAACAACATCGCTTCCCGCCGCAGCCGCGGTGTAGTTGTTCCCGAACACGTAGGAAATTGAAATCAGCGTTTTTGTTGCGTCATACCAGACGACGCCAAGGCGAGCGCGCCCTGTAAATCCTGATTTATTCAGCACCTTGCCGCTTAGCCGATAGCTCGCGTCCGCCTCTACTCCGATATACTGACTGGTCCCGGTATCGGTGGCGCTTGCCGCCTGGGATGTCGTTCCATTGCCAACCACTGACTTGATGGCGCGATTGGCGGCCAGCGTGGTGACGACTTCAGGGCTGTCAGTTGACGCGAACACCCAGCCGGCGCCTACCGTCCAGTAGCTGCTGTCGAGCAGTTCGCTGTCGAGCACCATGTTGGAGGTGTCGTATTCGGTGGTGTGGGAAGCGAGCACCGTGCTGCGCGTGGCGAGCGCCCCTTGCGAAGCGATGGCCGCAGCCGTTCCGAGGCTGGTGACAGCCAGCGCATCGGTCAGCGAAGTTGTCCCGTCGTTTCGGGTGATATTGGTTCCGAGACGAACAGCGGTGGACGCAAGAGCGGTGTAGACGATGACGCCAGAGCCGACGAGGCCGCTGCTGTCGATCGTCGCCTTGGTCGCCAGCGCTCCCTGCCCCGTAATTGCAGCCGCGGTTCGGCTTTCTGTGACGTTCGCGCCGGACTCTCCATCGAAGCCGGTGTTCCAAGGCGTCGCTTCCGTCTGACCCTGTAGCGCGCGGCCCAAGTAAGGCTTGGTGACGCTGAGAACCGGGGCGGCCGTTGAAGCGATGCCCCTGACGCAAAGATACGCCTTGACCGTGTTGGCCGGCGCTTGCGCGATAACGGACAGGCGTTCGAATGTCGTCAGTTCGCCGCTGCCCGCCGTTGGCGATGCGTCGGCGGGGAACGTGCTGTATCCGGTGTTTGCCCCGGCTGCGTCGCGGAAGTCTAGGAACAGCGAAGTCGACGAAATGTTGGAGCCGCCAACGTAGGCCGAGCCCTCGACCCAATCGCCGGGAAGACAGGGGAAACTGTTGAATTGCGGGAGCGTGTCGAGTTGCAGCCAGTGCCCGACCGTGACGCCGGACCCCGTAAGGGACAGGCGGCGGATGCCATTCGTCGACGTGTTGACGGCCGACGAAACGCTGCCGCTTTGCGCGGTCGAGCGCCAGTTAGCAGTGAGGTATCGAAATTCCGTATCGATCAGGGCATTTTTTCCGACACCCGCGGCCAGGTATTGCCCCGCCACATTGCTGAGAGTAGCGAGCGCACCTTGACCCGAAATCGCCGCAGCTGTTCCCAGCGATGTGACAGCCAGGGCATCGGTCAAGCGAGTGACGCCGTCATCGCGATAGACACGGCCAGACGCGCCAAGGTTGACTTGAGACTGTGTCGCCAACGCTCCCTGACCGGCGATCGCGGCTGCCGTGTTCGCCGCCGTGACGTCGGCGTTATCGTCAGGCTTGCCGCCGCTGTCCGTGACGCCAGACCACGGGACGCTAGTCGCGCTTCCTGTCGCGTATGTCGCGCCGGTCGTCGCGCTGACGGTCGTCGACCAGGCCGACGAAAGGCCGGGCGTCAGGAACTTGGCGCGCACATCATACAGCACGCCATCAGCGATGCCGTTCTGAATGATGACCTCTTCATCGTCGTCAGGGATGGTAACGGGAACGGTCGCCACCTTGAGGCCATCGCTATCGCGATAGACCTCAACGAAAAGGGTTTGCACGCGCGGATCGGTCGGGTTTGTAAACGCAACCTTGATTGCCGGCGTGTTGGACGCCGCGCCCACAATTGGGTTGCTGGTGACGGTCAGCGACGGAGCGCTAACGGATGACAGCGTATCGGTCGGATCCAGCGGGGCGGGTGGGCCATCGCTGGCCGTACTTTCATCCCAAGCGCTATCGGCAGGGTCGACTTCTTGCGAGACGATGGTGACGGTGTAGCTTGCCAGATCAAGCATGCGCTCGATCACTTCGAACGTCTTGCCGTCCTCGCCCCACTTGTCGCCGGTGCGGATGAACCAGTCGCCGCGCTCAAGCTCCACAGCCCAGAGCGGATAGACGCCGCGAAGCGTCGCCTGCCGGCGCTCGGCGCGGGCCTTGAGCAAGGCCAGCCGCTGTGCACGCTCAACGTTGGTTTCCATTTCCAGGTCGAGCGTCATCAGCTTGGGTTCGCCGCCGTCTTCAGCCTCCCAGGTCGCATCGGTGACGGTAGGATAGGGCGTCGGCTGGTAAAGCTGCGCCGGGTCTTGAAACCGCCCCTCGACCGATCCAACCAGCTCGCTCCACGAACGCTTGGGCGTGTAGACCTCTTGCACGCCCGCGATCAGGTCAGCGTCGTCAATGGTCAGGACCGGGGTCTTGCTTTCGACGCCGACGACGCCGAACCGGCCGCCAAAGTCGGCAGGCCGCGCGGCCATGGCCGTGCAGAGCTTCGTGATGGTGGTCGCATAGTCTTCATTCGCGAAGATAAACCCATTCGCCCGGTAGCGCTTCTGCGTGCCGCCTGCCTTCAGCGTCACGTCTTCGTCGCAGACATTGGCCTGGGCAGCAAAATAGCTGTAGGGAACCTCGTCCGCCGAAAGGCCGATGCCAAACGTTCGCGCGCCGGACCAGTAGCGACCAAGCAAGAAGTGGTCGAGCGCCACGGCAGGGTTATCGCTGAACTCCCACGTGGCCGGATCGCTCAGGCGATGCGAGCCCGAACCTCCCGCCGTGGTGTCCTTGCGCCGGTCGTAGAGTTTCGCGCCTTCCATCTCGAACGAGAGAGAGGGCGGGGAACGCATGTTGTCGCTGTCCCACTGGCATTCAATGAGCACCCAGGCGCAGCCCGTCATCTTGTTGGCGCTGGTCCAGCCTTGTGACAACCCGACCAGCGTGGCGTCTGCCGTCTGGCCGACCCGGCCATCGTAATAGGTCAACCAGAGGCGATCGCCGCCCGACCGGAAGTCGGGAATGGTGGTGCGAACGCCGTGCACGAGGGGCGTCGACCAGACCAACCGCCCATCGGCATAGACTTTCGTCACCTGCCCGCACGGGCCTTCCGAGAGATAGACCGGCAGGTACAGCTTGGTGTTGTTATTGCCGGCCAGATACCAATCGACCAGCACGCCGCCTGTCATGCGCTTGCCAATCACCAGTTGGCGCGGCGCCGCGCTGTTCAACTGCAGGTCAATCAGCCCGCCCTGTTGCTTCTCCTCGCTGTTCTGCCGCGCGATAGCGTTGACGCCGGCATAGATGGCGGCGTTGACGGCGACCTCGACGATGGCGGCCACGACGGCGGCCTCGGCGCCCTTGAGGGCAAGCCCCTTGACGACGAATGCGGCGGCGGCTTCAGCCATCAGCCAACCGCCCAGGCGCGAAGGGCAAGGTTGAGCGGGGTATGCGACAGGCCGCGCACGGTCGGCCCCACGGCGGTCCTGCCATCGACGACAGCGAGGAACATGCCGCGCACCCCGTCGATCAGAACGATATCACCGCGGCGAGCCTCTGCTGGCGCGATCTCTGGCAGATAGCGCGACGCAAGGTCGCCCACATCAGCGCAGCCGATCGATGCCAGCACACGCCTTGCTCCTTCCTCGTCGTCATAAGCGCCCCTGAAGTCCGTGGCAAAATCCACGCCCGTAATTGAGGCGACGGCCCCTGCGGCAAACAGCGCGCAGTCATGCCGCCCCCATTCGTAAGTCGTGCGCATGTGCGCGCGCGTGAACGCCGCGAGCGCCTGTTCCCATCCCCGGATGCGCATCAGACCTTGTTGAACCTGTTCCCGCCTGCGCCGCCTGGCGCGCCCTGGCCAGCCCCGCCGCCGCCCGTCCGCACGCCGGGAATGTTGCTCCAGTCCGTGCCGAACGGGACTGACTGAAACGGCTTCGTCGCAATGTTGCGGAAACTGGCGTCGGTGGCGTCGCGCCGTTTCTGATCCATGTCCGTCACCGTTGTCATGTTGCGGGCCCGCGCCCGGAAGGTTCCGCTTTCGCACGTCAGGATCACGCGCGATGGGCCGTCATCGCCCTCGGGCGTCTCAATCCGGTCCATGAAGCCGCGCCAGTCCAGCGCGACGCCTACGGCGACCGTGAAGTTTGATCCCGATGTCATCAGCAACTGCCGCACGCGCACCTTGCGTTGATGCCAGCGCCGATCTAGCAGCCGCCCCACGAAGGACGCATCGTCGAGTTGCTTGGAGCCATCGAACCAGATGGTCAGCGGCTCGGCCACAAGATCGGCCCCCGCCCTGATCTCGCCCGATATGCCCCACGCATCGCCCAGGGGTTCAAAATCAACGCTATCGTAGTTGATAGTCTCGGTCTTGTCCCACCCGCGCAGATAGGCGGGCGAGCCGCCTGCGCTTTCCGTGAACAACTCAAGCAGCCAGGCGCAGCCTACCTGCCGCGACTGGAGCCGGTCGCGCGTGTCGGTTGTGAGAGGAAGGGGCATCAGACGCGGATCACTTGGCGGGCTTGAAATTCAAGGGAGCGCTGCCGGCTGGACGGCTCGCGGATCGAGACGGGGCCGACAAG